ATAGTTCTGTTATACAAATTTTAGATATTACAGATCTTACAAATATTAAACAAGTTGCAGAGTATTGTAGTAATACAATTAACCCATATGAATTCGCGACTAAGGTACATGATATATGTGAGCATTGGGGTTCTCCTCCTGTTTTAATAGAACGAAATAATAGCGGAGCTCAGGTTGTAGATTTATTATATCAAAATTATAGATACCCTAATATTGTAAGTTACAGTCCTAGAACAGGTAAATTTAAATTTGATAGAATGGGAGTATATGCTCATACTAATACCAAATACAAGGGTGTTATGAATATGAGATATTGGGTACATGAGTTAAAATGTATTCTGTTTAGAAGTAAAGAGACAATACAAGAACTAAAAGCATTCCAACGTAAACCCAATGGTACGTGGTGTGCAAAGCCTGGTTATGATGATGATAGAGTTATGTCTCTTATATGGGCTTTAATGATCCTTGATAGCGCTTTAGTACAGAGATACTATGATGTTGTAGAATTAGATGATAATGGTAAACCGAAAAATATAATTTTATCTGAATTTGTTCATCAAAACTTTAAAGGTTTTTTAAATGATTATAAAACCGAAAATGCAGCAGATACATGGCAACCACCTAATGTAGTATTCCAAGATATAAATATTAGTGAAGACCCATCTGAGATAGATGATCTCGTCGCACAAGGCTGGGAAGTATTATAATGAATCAATCACCACTTAATAAAAATAGAAACGATAAGTTTATTCTAGTATTAAACTTACCTGATGTATTGAAGGAAATAAATGATAATATATCTCGTAACAATAATAGAGTTAACTCTAATAGTCTCGAGATGAGTGTTTATGGCTCTCTAACTCCTTCAACGAAAATAAATTCTATAAATGTACCATACGGTTCCCAATCTATAAAAGTTACCTCACACGCGCGAGAAGCATATGAAGATATAACTCTAGATTTTAAAATAGATAATGAATATAGAAACTATTGGGTTATATATAAATGGTTAGATATTCTAAATGATGTTAAAACAGGTATTTTTAATAATGATGATATCATACCTATTAGAAGACATCAGTCTTTAAAAGCATATTCATCTACTTTTACGATTTATGGTTTAGATGAATATGAAAATAGAAAAATACAGTTTGATTATATCGGTGCATTTCCTACCAATCTGACAGAAATTAAATGGAGCTATGGGGATTCTAGTGAAATATCATCAGCGGCCACTTTCAGTTTTACTAGAATGGAAGCAAAGCTGCTTTAATAATATTTTCTTTATATTTACCATTTGGCATTGTAAAAAGTAATTTATTAAGCTCGTCTTTCGTTATATTACCCGCTTTATATGTTTCTAATTCTATAGAGCCAATCATTTGATTAGTTCTATTTTGAATACTTTTAACATACATAGTAGCTTCAAACATTTGGTCAGTATCTCCGGTGTCAAACCAAGCGTGCTCGGAACCTAGTATGCTCAAGTTCAAATCCCCTGAACGCATGTAGTTTTTGTTCAAATCAGTAATTTCTAATTCATTCCTACCTGACAGCTTTAATGACTTAGCTCTCTCTGAGCAAGTGTTATCGTAGAAATATAATCCCGTAACTGCGATATTGCTTTTCGGGGAGACTGGTTTTTCTTCAATATCAGTTACTATACGTTCTTTATCACACTCGACAACTCCGTAATCCTCTGGATTGCTAACTTTATAACCTACAATCGTTGATCCACTTGTCCTTGGATTATCTACCCCAGTAAAAATATTATCTCCTAAAATTAATGTAACATTTTGATCTCCAATAAACTGTTCACCGATAATTAGAGCCTCGGCAATGCCTCTTGGTTCTCTTTGTACTTTGTAAGAAATATTAATACCTAAATTAGTTCCATCTCCCAAGAGATCTAAAAATGTATGTACCTTATTAGAAATAATTAAAATATCTGTTATCCCTAGTTTAATAAGAGTAGAGAGAGGGTAATATATTGTAGGCTTATCGTATACAGGTAGTATCTGTTTAGATAAAACTTTCGTAGTAGGATAAACTCTTGTTCCAGAACCACCAGCTAGTATAATACCTTTCATATATTTAATATAATATCTAGTTTTTTAAAAAAATCAATATGTATTTAATTTATTATTTTGTCTCGGGGTTTAATAAATAATTAAAGAAAGTTATAACTATGTCTAGACGAACAATACAATCTCCAGGTGTAGAAATTAGAGAAATTGACTTAACACAACGCCCTGCAGCTCCAATTGGAACCAGTGTTTTTATACCTGGATTTTCAAATCAAGGGCCAACGGATGAAGTGTTAAATGTTGGTACCTTTTCTGATTTCGAGGAAATTTACGGTAAGCCGACTAATGCGGCTGAACGATACTTTTATCACAGTGTAAAACAGGTTTTTAATAGTGATGCAAATGTTTATGTATCAAGATTACCCTATGGTAGCGGTGGTGGTTTATCCTCTTCTGAAAACAAATACACAGCTTTAGTATATCCAGTTGTTGCTCCATTTACAATGCCAATTACTGATATTGGTACCAATTCAATTAAATTGTCTGCAACAACAAACGGATTTACAACCGGAACAACTCTTACAGGTGATTTCTTTTTTGAGATAATAACAAAAGACGATCAAGGAAATACAAAGTATTCTACTTTCAGTGTCGCAGATGCGGCTTTATCCTCTTTATCTGTTACTGTTCCAGCCAGTGCTCTTAGTGGTTTATCGGGTGATGTTTTAATCAAAGGTACCTGTTATAGTACAGCTAGTGCCGGTGTATCTGGTTTTAACAGTTCTTTAAGTGCTTCTGATTATTACATTATTGGTAACCCCACTCTTGTTGAGCTAGATCAAGATGAGTATAATAAACTAAAGGATAGTAATTTTACTTGGAGTGACGACGCGTCAGCTGGAGATGATGAATCGTTCACTAATACCACATTGACCGGTACACCGACAGGCGCTGGTATTATAGTTTTAAATACAGCCAAAACTACTATTAATAATAACTATGAGGGTTACTACGCTGGACTCATTGATGGTGTCAATTTGAATCCTGCTACAAGTTTTGATGGGGCTCTTACTCAATATGCAGGTACAAGTGCAGGTACAAAATCCCCTTCTGCTTTTTCTGCAGTACCATCTAGTAGACTAGATTATAGCTTAAGTGCTACAAGTACATCTAATGCAAAATGTGTTGGTAGAACTCTTGAAGATATTCCAAGTTTCAATATTCAAGGAGGAGATTTTGTTGATACTATTGCGTTTGGTTTATTCAAAGTAAGAGTAACTCCGTTTAGTAATACTGATCTTAAGCTCAGCTATTTCTTAGCAGAAGGTTATACTGGTTCATTAAATTCTTACAGAAAAGTACAGAATGAAAACGGTGGAGAAAGAAAATCATTCTTTTTAGAAGAGCAAGATGATTCTTCACCTAATGTAAAGATTCTTGTTAATCCTTATATTAGTAAATATGCAGGAGATTGGACTTCTCCATCGTCTGAAGCGCCGACTAAGTTTGTGAGAGTTAATAGAACAACTGATAACAACACGGCTGAGATTCAACATAAATTTCAGACTGCAAAACTTGCAAATAAATTAAATTATAAAGATAAACAAGGCATCTTTGGTTTTGGCTCTTATGCAGATACAAAACCAACTTCTAAAAATTTAGGTAACATACCTACAAAATTAGATCGTATATTTAATATTGCTTCTAACGTGGATCGATTTGTTATTGATGTTTCTATAGAAGCTGGTTTAGGTACTATTTGGGTTAATCTGCAATACAGTAGTAATACTACAGTTAAAAACCTCAGCTCATTCGATGATAGTGCATATTTAAATATTGGTAATATTAAATCTGGTACAGGTTTTTACACTATTAATGAAAATATGGTTGCTGAAGGATCTGCAATTAAGATAAGAAATGATTATAGGACTATCTTTAACCAGTTTGAACAATTTGCACGAGAAACTCGTAAAGATCATATCTTTATTGCAGATGTATTGCGTAACATTGTTGTTCAAGGAGAAGATTCTAAGATCTTAGACGATAAAAATAAAAACTTCAGTCAACATGTCTATTGGCCATTACGTCATCAGTTTGGCACAGCAAATAGTAATTATGCTACAGTTTATAGTAACTGGATAAAGGTATATGATGCTGTATCTGATCAACAAGTATGGGTTCCATTCTCTGGTAACGCAGCTGGTTTATATGCAAGAAACGATGCTAATTTCGCACCGTGGTATGCACCAGCAGGGTACACTAGAGGGGTTGTAACATCTGTTAATGATATTGCTATTAGCCCTACTCAGCGACAGAGAGATCAATTATACAGGGTAGCTCTTAACCCTGTAACACAGTTCCCAAATGAAGGTATCATCATATTTGGTCAAAAGACATTACAGCGCAAGCCAACTGCATTTGATAGAGTAAATGTACGTAGATTGTTCTTAGATCTTGAAAAGCGTACTAAAGAGACCATTAAACACTTCATTTTTGAGCCAAATACATTCTTAACACGTACTAAAGTTGTTAATACTTTAACACCAATATTTGAGAATTGTAAGCAAACAGAGGGTGTTTATGATTACTTAATCGTATGTGATGAAAGAAATAATACTTCTGCAAGAATTGAAAATAACGAATTGGTAGTAGATATTTACTTAAAGCCTGTTCGAGCTGCAGAGTTCATCCTTGTTAACTTCTATGCAGTTAATAATGATGTTAATTTCGAAGAGATTGTAGGTCAGTAAAGTTATATATCTGTAATACAGGAGCCTAACATTTATGTTAGGCTCTTTTTTTTGATTAATTATATGATTTAGATATAAATATTTAAAGTATGGCAGATATCAAACAAACAATACAGGACTTTTACAAAGTAGCACAATCGAGAGATTTTGCAAGAAAGTTTCAGTTTAGAATATTAGATGTATCTAATAAAGGAGCATCTGTATTTGATGAGGATGAATTAGTGTATGCTACAGGGGCTACTATACCAGGAAAAACTATTGGAGCTCAAGAAGTTCCATATAATGGTTTTACTTTTAGAGTACCCGGAACTGTTTCATATACAAACTCTGAAGCTTTTAACATTACATTTTATTGTGATGCAAATACTTCAACTCGTATAAAAATGGAAAACTGGGTAGAAGAAACCTTTAGTGACTCAACTACAACTGGTGATGGAGTATTGCATAATAATAGTACCATAACACTAGCTCAACTAGATACTCAATTTGAAGTATTGCGGACATATAAACTATTCGGTGTATTTCCTGTTACAGTGGGAGATCTAGAATACGATATGACCAATACCGGAGAAATATTGACATTCCAAGGTGGATTTGCTTATCAGTTCTTCCGTAGAGATAACGAAATCGGTCAAGTTGTAAACAAGGTCGGTAAACTACTATCATAATGTATGCCTATAGAATTATCAGAACTTGATTTGCAGAACGGTGGAACGCTAACTGGTAATTTTTACCAGTTACTAAACGAAGTCGAGACCACCCTGCCTATACCTAACCTGTTTATAGTTAAGTTTGATATTCCCGCTGTAATTTCAGATGAAGTTCATGATAACTTAGGCGAATCTCCTAATGATGGTAAAACTAATATAAATGTAGCCGCTAATCTATTTAAAGATTCTAAAATAAGCACTAATACTGGCTTTGCTCTATGTAACGGTATAGACGCAAATACAGAAACTATTACGGTTGAAAAGGTAGGTAATGAAGTTAATGGTTACCTACCCCTCTCCTTTAATAAAAATAGAGATTTTAATCCAACAGATCTTGGTTTACAATTTATAGAATCAGTGATTAGTGTATCAGATTTTATTTTTAAACCGTGGATTAGAATGGTAGCTCGGAATGGTGGCTTTTCGGATAGTAATTTGCATACTGATTTAGAAATTCTTTATTTAGAACGTTCTACTAAAACAGGTTTTTTTAACTTCTTTAATAATACAGGATCGCCTTCTATAAGAAAAATTTATACTTTTTATAACTGCCTTCCTTATACCGTAGATGCAGAAGGTATACAGACATACGCTGATAGTCCAGCTTTAATAAATAAACTTGTAAAATGGAAATTTGACAGGTATGATATTAAATTACCTAAGAAGTGAATTTTCTTGACGTACTATCATTATCTAAAAAAATAAATTCAAAAGACTATACTGAGTTTTTTAAATTTATAAATTTGAATTACAAACCCCGTACTTGTATTGATTTAATACTTAGCATTAAAAAAGAAATATTCAGCTCTAACCCAGTATATAAGGTTACAAGAAATATTAAAGGTAAATCCTATAATCTCAATTTAGAGTATAACGATTTCCTTAATGTTAAATCTGAAGATGATGTTATTATAGAGGGTAGATTCAAATATAAAGTTAATTACCCTAATGTTTTATCTATTACATCTCCACATTTAAATATCGTAAGTATAATAAAATCCATTTATATACAAAATAAGTGGATTGACATAAATTCATATGATTCTGATGATGTATATCAGATACTCTCAAATTTAGAGCTAGATGACTTTAAAATAATAAAAACAAAATATGAAGAGTATATAGATAAAATATCAAATTATACTTATATTACTTTCAACAAAATAACTGAACCACTATCTTTTGATATGATAGTGAAGTTTTTTATCGAGAATTTTTATTATGAAACGAAAAACTTGCAGCAATTATTACTTTCTCTCATGAGACATTTTAATTTTACATATAGTGATTTTAAAGAAGTAGACTTTTTTGAAGTTTTGTCACTAATTAATATAGGTAAAGAGATTGTAAAAGAAGAAAACGATGTAAATAATAAAAATGAGTAATGTAAATTTAATACTTTCAGAGTTATCTAAAAAACAAGAAGATAGTATTACTCTTCCTTTCAGTAAAAAAGAGGTAAATGTTTCTAAGCCTAAATTTAAGTTTCAAGAAGAAATTGTACAATTGTTTGAGAGTTATGATTCTGAACAATCCGCGATACTTTCTTACAGAAAATATATTAATGATTACTGTTCAACTATTATAGGTAATGACGTTAATATATTAGATAAAAGTTATTTCTTATATTACTTAGCAAGTAAACTTTCTAAGGGTAATAAATATCAAAGTATTAATGATAATATATCTAATTTAGATATCTCTAGTGTGTTTGAAATAGAAGAGGATGATATAAAATTTAAATTTATTGTAGATGTTCCGTTAATTAGTACTGAAAATAGTTTTTTACGTTTTTTCAACGCAAAGAAAAAGCTTAAAGTTGTAGAATATGCCTTTTGTGATATTTTTAGATTTGTTAAAACTATTATTATTAATAATAGCGAAAGTTTGACTATTGATATATCTGATACTGATATTAACTCTATATATAAGATATACACCTCTCTCCCTGTCGCTACGTGCAGTAGCTTAATAGATTACATTAATAATAATATTTCTTCTAAAATCAAAGAGGCTCAAAAGGATAACGATATTGAACAAGACCCGACCATATTTGTGAGTATTTAATAAATATTTACAATGGCAGAGCTAAATGCAGTTGCAAATGTTTTAGATACACTTGGTAAGGCAATTTCTGATCTAAGTACAAATATTGAGAAAAGTTTTTCTGAGTTAAACGATAACTCAGAAAAACTCAATAAAAAGCTATCTAAACAATTAGAAGAAGAGAAAAAAGGCAAGAAAAAAGAATCCCCTGAAACAGGTTTAAGAAGAGCCTTTAAGAATGTAAAAATAAATGAAAAACCTATTGTTAGAAAAGATAATACAGAATTAGTTAAATCTTTAGATGGTTTAGTTCAAAAACTACCTGAAAAATTAGAAAAATACGCTCAATCTGCAACTAAAAAGTCTTCTTTCATAAAAGCTGGATCTTTTTTAGAAAATAAAGCTCAATCTATAAAATCCAATGCAGCTTCTAAAACCGGTCTACGTGGAGGTCTTGCAAAAATTGGAGGATCAGCTACTGGAGGATTAGGTAAGTCTTTAGGTTTTCTAGGTAAGTTATTACCTAAATTAGTTAAGTTCTTAGGACCAATGGCTGTAATAGGAATGAAGCTTATAAAGGTTTTCGACATGTTAGAAGGAACCTTAGGGTTCTTAATATCAGGGGCGATTGCTTTAATTGGTACTTATATCTTTACTTGGATAGAAATAATAAAAGATATAATAAAATGGTTCAAAGAGTTACCTGGAAAAATTTATAGATTTTTCAGCGAAGACTTACCTTTACTATTTGAAGCAGCAATTATTAAACTAAAAGAAACCTTCACAAATTTATACAACTATTTACAAGAAAAAATATTTCAACCATTAGCAGATTATTTATATGAAGCTTGGGAAGGAGTATTATTATATTGGGATGAGTTTAAAGCAGCATTTAATCAAAAAATCGAGGAAATTGCTGATTCAATTTATGAGACATGGGAAGGAGTGAAAATCTGGTACAACGAACTCAAACAAAAATTTAGTGCGTGGTTAGAAGAATTTGCCGATGGATTATATGAAGCTTGGGAAGGGATCGTTGCATATAAAGATGAACTAATGGCGTCAATTAATAATATGGTTAATAATATTAAACAAGCTGCTATTGGAATGTTTACTAATATTATAGGGTGGATTAAAGAAAAAATTGATGCTGTTCTTGACATAGGTGGTAAGGCTGTTGACGCAGTAAAGGGGTGGTTCGGTTTCGGTGGTGATGAACAACCTGACTCAGTAAAAGAACAAAAGGAACTAACTCCTGAGGAATTCCCGAGTGGGGTTGTCAATCAAAATACAGTTCCTGTAATTAATATTGAGGCGAATGATGAACAAATGAAGATCATAAACGAGACATTAAAGCAAAATCAGCGTCAAAATGAAAAAGTAAATCAAACAATTGAGTTATTAATTAATACAATTGATAAAAAAGAACTTGGAACTACTGTTATTAACAATACTGCTCCTACACCAACCCAATCATATAGTAATGGTGGAAAGGTAAGAAGATAATTATATGAATTTATTCAAACTTGATAATCAACATCCCTTAACATATCCAGACGGAGCAAATTTTAAAACTGCGGTATCAAATGCACCTATAGCTAAACCTATATTAGGTAGCGAAAAAATTATAGATGTAGTTAATGACTTTAAATGGACTAAAACATTAAAAGAAGGGAGGAGTGATATACCTACTATGAGGTTAAGGGAGCGCTATGTTACTAGGAGCTCTTTCATTGGTAATCTTGCATATGCAGCAAATGTTTTTGTTGATACAACTGAGATAGCAACCGAGGCTATTGGTAATGTTGCAGGGGATTTACCAGTAGTTGGGGATTATATCAAAAAAGGATCAGAAGGATTCAAAAAATTTACAAGAGATACTGCTCAATCAGTTGGATTAGATAATAAGAATAATATACCATTACATTTAAATAGCTACTATAATTTATATGGAACTAAAGATACTGGTTTTAGATATACGTTACCTTATTTACAGGATGATTGGAAAGTAGTTACTTCTGAATGGGGCGCTGGTATGGCAGAAGGCCTAGCAAAATCATTGTTTAGTTTTACTTCTGCCATAGTAGAGGGATTTAGTATGGAATCTGCAAAAAGTTATAAGTTCCCTGAAAAGGGTCCATCGATATCAACAACATTATTTTTAGATAATACAAAGGATGTAAACCAAGATGGCCAGCTTCCATCCTGGCAGCAAAACTGGCAGCTCATATTTTTATTAGTTTATCAAAATTTACCTAATAGATTGAATCGATTTTTATCTCAACCTTCTGCTTTATATGAATTAAAAATGGATGGGTTAAATTATTTGCCATACTGCTATATACCTGAGCTTCAAGTTAAATGTCATGGAGTACGTAAACAAAAGACAGTAACATATCAGTTAAACAACGAAACTAAAGAAGTAAAAACACTTGTACCTGAAGTTTATGAATTAAATTTAAAATTCACATCTCTAATAGCAGAGTCTAAAAATTTATTTTATGAGAGTTTTTCTAACAATATATCATTTCAGCTAGAGGAATAATATGATAAAAGATTTACAATTATATCATAACGACATAGAAGAGTTATCTAAATTATCTTATACTAGATATGAGAATATTTTTCAGATAGCTAAAAATAATAATTACTATTTTTATAATATTCTCAAAAAGATAAACTTTCCAGATAATATAGATAGCAGATCTTATAACGAGGTTATTGTTAGTAGTAGTGTACCATATACTACTTTGAGTTTTAAATACTATGATACTCAAGACTTATGGTGGTTAATATGTATGGTCAATAACATCAAGAACCCAATAACAAATATTAAAGCAGGAACTAAACTCAAAATTCTATCCGTTGATGCTGTAAATCAAGTATTAGCAGCTATAGATAACACTATTAAAAATTAATGTTACCTAATATTAAAAAGAATCCATCTAAGGAAAATAGAGATATAACTATTGATGTTGGCGGTACTAGTTATATTTTAAAAATATTCTTTGTAAACAAAGATGGTTTATTTCGTGTACAAAAAAATAGCTTCAAACAATTAGAATTTAGAGATAATATTTACAATCCTTTTCTCTCTATTAGCTTAGTATTACTTAATAATAAAAACGAACTTGAAAGTAATTTAGTAACTACTCCAAAAACAGGTATAGAGAGTTTACAATACGAATTTAAAGGTAATAGTGATGAATTTGTTTTAATAACCCTGAAACCTGAAATTGAATCAGCTGGTTCAATTACTAAAAAAGATAAGTTTGAATATAAACTTGAGCTATCATGTTTTATAAAAGATGAAGAAGAGTTCGTGGAGGGAGAGAATACATATAAAATTTTTGAGTTAATGGATGTAAAATACCGTGAACTTACTTACCCAACAAAAGAATGGAGTACAAATAAAACTCTACTTAAAAACAAAAATATTAAACCAATAACTCAATTAAGTGATAATGAAAGATCAGTTCACACAGGATTAGCTTTGCAAGATGTTATTGAGACGTTTGTAAGTGATAAAGTAATTAATAAAGAGCGCTGGGATCGTGGATCCACTAAACTGTTCTATACATCTCCAATAGGTACAACTCCTATGCAGATAATGGATTATATAATAGATAACCATGCTTCTGAAAAAGGTAATAACTTATGCTTACTTAGAGAAGATAAATTCGGTAAATTAAATTTTTTGAGTGTAGAAGATATTTTTAATGGTATATCTAATAAACGTTTCTTTATGCAAGGTCCTGAGGTTGTTGGTAGTTATGAATTACCTATAGATACTGATAATATATCTGGATCAAGCATAGCTAAACCAGCTTATAAGGATATATCTCCTTTTGTATCTAATTTCCCTATAAGAAAATACAATTATTTAAATTTTGCTGCGACAAGTAGTTTGGAGCGTTTACGTTCTACCAATGTTATAAACTATGACTTCAAAAATAAAAAATATTCTTTTTTGAAAAAGGAAGGTGATATAGAAAGATGTATAAAATATTTTGATGATAATTTTTTAAACTCTGTACCGAGTAAGAAAGCAAAAGTAGCTTTTGAACCCGGGGAAAATGTTTTAAATAGAAATTTATTTACTACATTATATAGTACATCTCAGGATATAAATTCTACTAGATACGAAGGAAGAAATGAAGTAATAAAAAATTTATTATATCTTTCTAATAATATTGAAATAGAAGCTAATGGTAATTTAAATCTACGTTCTGGTAAATTTGTTAATGTAGTAAGAAAAACTGGCATTGATTCAAAATTTGAAAGAAAAATACAAGGTTATTATTTTATATTAGATACTCAACATATAATTAATAATAAAGAATATATAAGTAATATTATAGCAACTAAACCTTATTCAGTATGAGTTTAACCCCAGCAAAAACTTTAAAAGAGGAATTAATAAGTACTAAGCTCGCAGATTCAGCAGCTAATCAAATAGCTAGTATTGATAACAACAATCCTTTCTCTGTTTATAAAGATCATTTTGATTTATACATTCAATATGAAAACACCAAAACAAAAAATGACCCTATAACTAGTGAAGTAGAGTTTTGGAAAAACAATATTAGTAAATTTGAGAGTCTGGAACCTGAATTCATTTTATTTTGGATGCGTAAATTATCAAATGCTAATCCTCAGGTTTTAGAGGATTTGAAAGATAGTTTAAATATTGAAACCTCAACCTTACAAACTTTAAGTGATAGTTTGGGTAATATATTTGATCAAGATATAACAATAGATAGTAGGTATACCCCTATGTTTGATATTGATTTTGATAGTAATAATCCCTTACCTTATAATAACATACTTGATAGTAAGTTGAATTTTCAGTATAAGAAAAATATATCTCAATTAAGTACTAAAGTAAATAGCTTATTCAATCAAAATATAACTAATATAGTACAGCCATCCTCCCCTAAAGTACCACACGGAGGCAATCTTGTAACTGACTTTACTCATATAAATAGAATTGCAGAAAATAAACCAACTTTTTATGCAACAATAGCTGATAAGTTAGATAGTTCATACGAGACGTTTGTGTTTTTAGCTAATTATAAACTCAACAATTTACAAGAAGTAGTCAAAGTGGAGTTTGATAATAATGTAGAGGGAGTGTCTGTTAGAATCGACCTTAAAGGTGATAAAATTCAAACCGAGAAGAGTGTCAATACTAAAGATCTACTCATCTAACTTTTCAGCATCTACATTAATAACATCTTTACCGTCTATTAATTTCTTCAGTACATCCTCTCTGGATATTTTTAATTTATGTTCTTGCTCACTATTTTGTAATATTTGCTTAGATTGAATATCTAATTGTTTTACTTGCAATTGAGTTTTAGATTTCTTATCCTGTGTTACAAGCTTATTAAGAGTTTCAATGGCACCAGTAGATGCTTTAATTAAATCGGCAAGAGATGAAACATTATCTGCATCGGGAACATGAAAAACAACTTCTTTCATGTTATCAATCATTTCCATGCTATCTTGTATGAGTTTTGCTGATTGATCTATAATAAATTGCTCGACTTTTTCTTTTTCTAGAGGTTCGATATCTTCCTTATTAGCTATCTGCTTAGCTTCTTTTGGAATTTCTTTGAGCTGTGCTATAATATCATTAGCTTCATCCATAGGAGTATTTAATTGTGGGAGCTAAAAAATAAACCTTGAAATAGAGTAAGAAAAATATATCATATAATTATGACCGATGAAAATATAAATTGGAACATTGTAGATAAACCGTACATCAACGTAAGATTCCTCAAAACTCATGATGATGCTGTTCTCCCTAAAGTTAATAATCAAGCTTTTGGAACAGGAGATTCTGGCTACGATATTTTTAGTGTTGAAGAAGTGGTTGTACCCGCTCGAGGGAGCGTTGTGGCTCCTGTAGGTGTTACCGTCGCTGATATCTCACCTGGTTATTGGTTTAGAATCGAGCCTAGATCTGGCCTCGGATTTAAACATAATATTCAACCTCATTTAGGAGTGATTGATAATCAATATCGAGGTGATCTAGGAGTTAAACTCTACAACTTCAGTGATGTTGATGTTTCTATCGAGAAAGGAAAAGCGATCGCACAGTTTGTAGTTTACCCTCTCGTACAAGTATCTGTTGACTGGTCAACGGAAGTTACCGAGACTGCTAGAGGTAATAATGGTTTTGGTTCATCTGATAATAAGTAACTTATGGAACTCACTGACATCTGGGTAGAAAAATATAGACCGAGTAAATTAGATGATGTAGTTTTATCTGAAGAGACTAGATCTTATTTCAATAATATCAAGCGGACTGGTAATTTACCGAACTTGCTTTTAGTTGGCACCCCAGGTGTCGGTAAAACTTCTTTAGCTAAAATTATTATCAGTGATATACTTAAGGTACAGTATCTTTACATTAACGCGTCTGATGAAAATGGTATTGATACTATTAGAACTAAGGTTCTAAATTTTGCCCAGACGCAGAGTTTATTTAATAATATCAAAGTAATCATTCTTGATGAGTGTGATGGGCTCAGTCTAGATGCACAAAAGGCGCTGCGTAATAGCATGGAAGAGTATCATGATATTGCAAGGTTTGTATTAACTGCAAATTATCAGCATAAGATAATTCCTGCTTTACAATCTAGATGTCATGTATTTGTTTTCAACCCACCTAAGGAGGATTATGTAAAGAGAATTGTACATGTAGTAAATCAGGAGAAAATAAGCATAGAAAAAGATATTTTATCTGAAATTATTAATAAATCTTATCCCGATTTACGTAAATGTATTAATAACTTACAGAAGTTTAATATATCTGGTAAACAGATGAGTGTACTTAATAGTGCAGAGGCCGTTGTATCTTCATGTCTCTCGTTAGTTAAGAGTAATGATATGTACAAGGCACGTAAACACATCATCGAAAACGAGAGCGCGTTTGGAAATGATTATGACACTCTATTCAAAGCATTATTCGATCACTTATATGCAAACAAGCTAAAGTTATCTGATCAAAAAAACAGAGACTGTATGATTACAGTCTCTGAGTACTTTTATAGAAATAATATTGTTATTGATAAAGAGATTAATTTCTACACTTGTCTTATAGAATTATCAAGACAAGTATTTTGATGTGTAACTCTCACCGGCTAATTTGTAATTACCGTTATCTATTTTAGATTTATTACCTACTGCTACGTCTTGATCTTTCACAGGTTCAGGCTTAGCAGTATTTTTTTCTTCCTTCTCGTTGTTTTTATCTGTTCTAGTCGCTCTATGATCTGAAGAACTCATATCGAATTCCACTAATTCTATAGGTATAGAAAGATTATTTGTATAAAATCCAGGAGCTTCTTCCACAGTAATATCTGCAATATACTCTTTCGAGCCTAGAGCGTTGGTCTCATACTGTGTAGACTTTATCGCACTAAAAAGAATATATTTCCCAGCTTCTTGTAACTGGATAATATTTTCTACATAAGCTTTCCTGGTTTCATCTAATTTTTTATACCAGTCAGAGCTTTTCACATTAGAGCGGATCTTTACGTAATCTCCTGGGATCGCGCTAGTTTTACTGAAACGCTGGTATACTTCATTGTATATTTCGATAAATTTTCCCATTTTAATTATTTATGCTTTTTGTTTTATTATTAAATAATTAAAATGGCTATTAGTTTAGACTTTTTAGATGAAAATAAGTTAAAAGATAAGACAACTACGTTCTCTTATAGTGATCTTGCTTTAGATTTTGAATTGAGCTCAGATATTAATAATAAACCATTAAATCGAGCAGATAATAAAAAAGATGTTAAGCTCTTATATGATGAACAAGCTATCTATCAGAGTATACAAAATATTTTCAATACAATACCAGGTCAAAAGATACTAGACCCTGAATTTGGTTTAGATTTAAGACAATACTTATTTCAACCTATAAATGAAAATACAGGTATACTTATAGGAGAAACTATACAAGAAAAATTACCTTTATACGAACCGAGAGTGACTGTTCATCGAGTTAATATAAAAGGTAGACCTAACCAGAATGAATATATTATAGAGTTAGTTGTCGTTATACCAACATTAAATAATAAAGAACAGTTAGTTAAAGGAGTTTTAGATACTCAAGGATTTAGATATAATTAACCATGGATAATATAACAGAGTTTAATTTACCTACAAATAGCTACGCATCATTTGATGCGCAAAGCATGAGAGACTTAATTATTGATAGGCTCAATAACGATTCCTCTATTTCGTTTACTGACCAAAACTTCCAAGGTAGTAATCTGAACGCTATGATTGATATAATATCATATTCTTTTCACACTTTACTATTCTATCTAAATCAAACAAGCTCAGAAGCAGTGTTTACAGATGCGCAATTATACGAAAATATGAATCGTATAGTCAAGCTAATTGATTATAAACCTTTAGGTAAACAAACATCTGTAGTATCTACATCTATTAAAGGAACTGCTAACTTATCTTCAGGATATTATACTTTACCTAAATTTTCATTTGTCACGTCAAATGGTAAGACATACTCCACTACTAAAGATTTGACATTCCAAAAAATCAATAGTTCAGTAGCTGAGACATTATCTGCTATAGATAGCTCTCTTTTTTATGAAGGTCAAGTTAAAGAATATCCTGATATTACAGCTATTGGAGAAGATTTTGAAACAGTAACATTGTTACCAGGTGATAATATAAATGTTGATCATTTTAGCACATCTGTTTATGTTAAAGAAAATTCAACTAGTACCTGGTATGAATACAGGAGAGTTCCTTCTTTGTATCTAGCTAAACCAAATGAACGTGTTTTTGAAAGTAGATTAAATCAAAATAAAAATTACGAAATAACTTTTGGTAATAATATTAACGGTAGAAGCCTCGTAGCGAATGAAATAATAGGTATTTATTATATTGGTTCTACTGGTACAGAAGGTCAAATTACAAAAAATACATTTTCTGATACTTCTATCAATGTCTATAATACAACTCGATACGATAATATATTTGCAAATATAAAGGATACTACTTTAAATTATGTAACAGTTAATGATAGTGTTGATATAAAAGTAACAAATACCGATGATAGTACTTTATATAGTGAGGAAGAAAGTGTTGAAGATATTAGATCTAATGCGCCTAAATTTTTCAGCTCAGAATATAAATTAATTACTAAAAATGATTATGAAAATTTTATTGATCGTAATTTTAAAAATTTTATATATGATATAAAAGTAAGTAATAATTCTGATTATTTAAATATATTTAAAAAATATCTATCAGATGATTTAAATTTAGAATCATATACTGATTATAATAATGCCCTATATAATCAGTATAATTTCAGTGATAGTTTTGATGTTAATAATATTTTTGTTACTATTGTACCTAAATTCAAAAAAGATAATTCTGTAGTAAAGAGATCTAATTATGTATCTACAAGCTTAAAAAATGAAATACTATATACTTTAAGCGATTATAAATTAATTAATAGTGAGATAACGTTTATTGATCCTGTTTATTTAGCTACAGACTTACTACTGAAAGCGGCAAATGAGCTTAATAGAGTTGACTTTAAAGATGTAACTGAGCTCAGAATTGTGAGAAACTCTGCGACAATAGCTAACGATGATACTATTAAAAACAAAGTATCTACTATCATTACAAATTATTTTAATAAAGCTAAATTAGGGCAATTAATTGATATTAAACAACTCAATACTGATATTATTAGTATTGAAGGTATAGATAGTTTTTATACTTATAGAACAGATATACAATTAAAATCAAATGGATTAAGTTTAGGTATATATAATCCAATACATTCTGGGAATGATTTAAGAGTTGTAGATACAAATCATGAATTAAAATATTTTCAAATTCCATACATAGAAGACCCAGTATTATTTAAAAATAAAATTAAAGTAGAGACAATAACTAAATCAAAAACAGTAATTGAATATTAATAATGGCTACTTGCGATCCAATTGGCGAAATATCAGAATGTCCTAGTACAATAGCAATACCTATAGGTGTTACTCCTGCCCTTTCTGGTTATACAAGATTTACCGAGTTTACATTCACACCAAAATTAACTGGTAATTTTGCAAATTATTATCATAAAGATATAAGTGAAGTAAAGGTTGTATGGGACTTCGGAGATGGTTACACTCTTAGTGCAGATACACCTTTAGAACCCACGTATAGTTATAGCTACCCAGGTACTTATACTGTAACTTTATATTTTTACGATAATGAAGGTAAAGCCTTGATGAACACTTTAACTAAATCAATAAGTGTAGATAATTTTGTCGGTAATAAAATTACATTTCAAGGGGATAAGAAGATATCAAAAGCAGGTAGTCTAACTACTGTAGGAAATAATAATAAAATTGATTATAGAGTCCAAGTTACTTGGCAAGATTACTACAGCGATAATACAAGTGTATTTTTTTCTGTAAGCGGCCTCAAAGCTGATTTGTATGATCCTACATATAAATATTCGTTTCTATTACCTTTTAGGTCGTTTTATAATTATACAAATAATCAATTTAAAATACTTGAAGGTAATAGACAAGAAGTCTCTATGAGACCGATGTACTATATTCGAAACGGTAACACACCTACTCTCACTAGTGATCCAGCTCCGCTTTCCTCAGCTTACATTTTAGGAGCCGAGGGTACTTCTTCAATATATTATTTTGATGACAAACCAGGTAGTAAAAAACTATACGGAACAATAGATACATCTAAGCATACATTACCAGATTACTACATAAATAATGTAAGTGATAATATAAATTTGTCTGATCTTAGCTATCAAGAAACCAACATAAGTCATATAAACGTTGAAACAGTACGTAACAGATCAACAAAATTAATACTTACAAGTACTGGCAATAAAAATATGCCTTTACCGGAGTACAAACGCCAAGGAGATAAATTTAGAGTTTTTGTCGCGGCTGGAAGTGATAGCGGTGATATACATAAGTTTTATAATAAATTTTATTATGATAATGAAGGTTATGATAACGGGGAATTAAAAAAATTCAAAGTTACTATAGGATCAACTCTGTCATCAAGTGTTACAAGTTCATTAATATCAAGTGTTAGTACTGATAAATTCCCATATAATACTTCACTAAGCAGTAGTGCTTTAACATCATTCTTTTATTTTAACTACACTCCTACTAACGTTGGTACACATACTTTATATGTAATTGGTAAGCCTACAGTTGATTCTGGTGTACTTTCAGGTTCTTATACTTTTACAGTACTACCTTCTGCAGGAAGTGAATTTTATAAAATAAATGAACTAGAATTTGATCATAAAGAAGTTCTCAAAAGTTATAGATTTCAAGACTTCTTACATGAATATGATAACTTATTCGATGGAGTTTTAGGTTCTATAGTTGGAACAGTTTCGAGTAGCCCTAGTACATACGGTAAAGCTGTTTATGAGAAAATTAGCAATTTCGTAACCAATAACTCTGATGTTGATACATGTAATATTGACATTCTTAAAAAGTTATATGATTTACTGAACGAGGAAAATACATTTAACACCATTGCTGTTCCTCCATCGCTTAAAAGGTTATATGATTTATATACAATAAGATTTAGACGTTTAATGGGCATGAACGAGAAGTTTGATGAGAGTTTTGACACTTTCTATACTAGTAATTCCGCATATGCTCAAAACGTAGATTACAATAACCCATTGTCAGTTACAACATACACAGTAACAGCAGGAACACCATTTGTGGCTGTTCAAAAGTTCAACAAAGAGGTAATTAAAATAAATCCAATGAACGTACCTAATACAACAATAAATACAGGTACAACAAGCGCTTATCCTTTAAGTAATTTTAATTTATCAGCCAACTGGGGATGGTCGTTGGATGATACTACAGCTGGAACTCAGTTATCTGCTATATATGATTTCTATCCTTATATTGAAAATTATAATAATGAGAGAAAGAATAATATTTTGGACTATACGAATTTAAGTCATAATACACTTACAACACAACTCACTAGTACATCAGCTTGGAATACAGAGGTGTATAAAAATATTGACCTCCAAATTAGAGAGGGATTAAGTTTATGATTAACCTGAATACAGTAACACCGTTAACATTCAATAAGTTTAGAGATTATTATAAAAACTATAATAACTATAATGAGCTCCAATCTTTATATAGTCAATATATTTTAGATTATAAAAATAATAAGGCGGCCCTGACTATATCTGATAATAATTTTATATCAGATAATTATAAGGAGTTTATTAAAAATGTTGATAATGATGATATTAATGTTGAGGTAAAAACTTTTTTAAATGAACTTGATTATAACGATCCTTACGAGCTCGATATTGCTGCTCATTATGTTTCAGATAATTTAAAAAGAGAATTTTCTCGCTTAAAGGATTATAGAGATGAATTAAAGTTTGTAAAAACTAAAAATAATTTAAAAGCTTCTCCTGCAGGCTTAAAAATTTATTTAACAAACTTTCTATCAAGATTATTAAGACAAGATAGTTTTATCAAAGGCAATACTAATGTTACATCTATTAACATAAAAGAGCTTATTAATAAACTATCAATAAAGTTTATACAATATAGCTCAAATGATATAACCAGAAGTGATAATAGTATTGATGTTAATGATTTTAATACTTTAGATTTTTCAGAAAAAATTAAAAAGGAATCTAAAAAAACAATCCAAGGGCTAAATATTACTTCAAAAGGTAAAAAATATTTACTTTCTACTAATATAGGTAAAAAAATATCTATAAATAAATTGTTTACTAATCCATTGAGGTTACCAGAACGTTTTTTTGCTAATGAAGTTAAGTCAATAGAAAATCTTAATATTAGTTTGAAGGAAAAATTATCAGAAAAATATTTAAATACAGATGTTTATTATCTATCTGGAGATACTTTTCAATATGGTTTAAAGAGAATTCTTACTGCTGAAAATTCTAATTCATATATTAATCGATATAACCCAACTGCTGTTAATAACTATGGTACTTTAATAAAGAGTGATAAACTACCATACCAACTTAGCTTTAATAATAGTGGACTTGCGCAAGCATTATCTAAAAACCTAACCTTTAATATAAATGTTTCTGCCGTCGCTGGTGAGTATATTATTCCAGATCCAAACAAAGTACAACCTGGGATAGGTATAAGGAAAGGTGTTGATAAGAAGAGTACCCCTATAAACTTTGTAAGTGATAATTTTTGGATTAAGAATAACGATAGAGATAGTATTAAAGTCGCAGATACTGATACTCTTAAAAGTTATGGTTATCAGTCAAAAGAGAGCTCGCTGAAGTACAATTCTACAGGTATAAATCGTTCCCATGATGAAATTAGTTTTTGGACTGGTACCCAACAAAATATTTGGAAAAACGAGGATGTATATAAAAGACATAACTTAAATGAGTATCCTGAAAATGAGAGGTTAGAAGATCTATTAATAAAAAATGAAACTGCAGTCGTTCTCAAAAACGATATTTACGGTAATGAATTCATTTTCTATAAGAGTGTGTCTCCGAAGCGATACGCGGATACTTCGTTTACACTATATAATACTACCAATACATTGACAGCAGATACTACTGCTTGTGAGCTTTACGATGGGTTGTATTTTAATAGTGTTCTGAGTGCAATATCTGCAGATGGTAATTATAGTAGTCTCACGGGTATGTATGACACCGTGCTTACTAACGATATATCTTCTTGCTTGGGTTCAGGAGGTTTTTTTGCTCCTTTAAGTACTGCTAATTGTAGTGCTGTGTCTGGTAATGATTTAGTTGACTGTTATTTGTTTTCTGGTCATCCTTGTGATGGTTCTCATTTCACAGCTATGTACTTTGAGAAATATAATATAAATTCATTTATTAATGTCTCTATACCCAGTGGCTTCACAACTACATATGAATTAACAAGTCTTGATAACCCATCTTTAAGTACTGTACCTTTATATGAACAGAAATATATTAATACAGGGTCTCTATTTGTAAGGGATATAAGTTCTCAAAAGGTAAGTACTTTTTATGACAAATTGAGTGGGGTATTTAGTAAAATATCAGCAACAGCTAAAAATGCCATCTCTTCTAATGAAGTAGTAAATTTTGATATTATAGGTAATACAATGTATATACAAACATCTGCTAATACGTTTACAGAGAGTTATACATACGATGGTAGTACTTTCAAAGTTGCACTGCCGTCGAATTCTATTATTTAACAGTAAATATTTTATATATAAATGTTTCAAAGCAAACAATCAGATTATTGGTTTAAAGAAGATACAAGAGAATTCTTAGTATGCGCAGTTACGTCTGTATCAGCTCAAGGGCCTCCTTGCAAGGGAGACCTTATAGCTCATTTTCCTTGTATATATAGTATTAATAAGAATACTAATAAAAAGAAACTAATATTTCCTTCAGATATTACGGACTGCTCATCAGCTCAATTAACTTCAGAATCTGCGCCAGGGTACATGTATTCTTTCGTACCATCTGAAAGTGCAGATATTAATATATCCGAGATAAGTAAACCTATAATATCTTATAATGAAAAATCAGATTTGTATAATATTACATACTTAGGTCGGTATCAAAGCTCCTCTGATGGATTTTCTATATTCTCTTATGTGTTTCAATATGTAGATGAGTATATGAAACCAATAGATAGTAGAGTCATACTACCTGAAAGTAAACGTAGAGACTTAAATTTTACTTTTGCAAATGGAAATATACATAGAGATTTTTATGTAGATGGTAACTCAACAGCGACGAATACTACTGTGTTCGGTGTCAATTCAAACATAGATATAGGAGAGAGGCCTCCGAATTACAAAATTCGACCATTCCATAAAGGTGATGATATTGTTTTTAATACAGCAATGTATTCTGTCTCGTGTACGGAATTAACAGCTAACTCTTCTTTACCTTTAGGTCATTCTGGTGGTTTCATTACACAAACACCTAATACATTAGCTTATACTACTAACCACTGTATAAGAGTTGACTTTACCTGTAAATCATATTCTCTACCTGGTAATGATCAGATAGGTTTTCTGGGTACTAGAACTATTTCTGGAACACCTCTATCATCCTCAAGAGCTATACAACAACATACTTTGAGTGCTGGGCCCGCTGAAGGATTCTGTGTTTTCTTTTATGAACAACCGGATGTTGATTTAAAGCTAGATCTTAACGGTGTTAATAGTTCTATGGGTTATTGCCCATCTACTTCTACTCAATTAGAAGAGGGTGGATTTGATGGTTGGTCAACAACTGGTATAAATTTAAGCGGGTTTGTTGGTATTGCGTTTGATATCGCAGGTAACTTTTGTACAACAACAGAGGGTAAACCTGGTTCATATAACAATACAACATATACTCAAACAATGTGCTCTATAGGAGTTAGAGCCGGTAACGATAATAATTATAAAACTATAGGGCAATCAACTCAGATTACATCCATACCCTTACATGAAACCGTTACTGCCGCAGCTAATGCTACGTATAAGGATTTCAGAGTAGAGCTATCTCAAATGGGACGCACTATTATAGTTTCAGGGAAAATTTCTACAGATGCAGAATACACAGAATTATATAGATTAAATATGGCCAAATTAGTTAATTTTGATTTTACAGTACCGAAAAATATTAAAGTAGGTCTCAGCTGTACTACGTCTCTAAGTGTATTTAATTTTGAGCTCAAAAGCTTTAAAGTAGAAGGAATAACTCAATGAAGATATCAACTTATACTTTAACTACATCTCAACAAACCAATACAGCTACTATATCTACAGTAACTCAAAACCTCACTGGGACAACCAATATAACATTTAGTTTAAGTGGTATTGATCAAGTACAATCTCCTGTTGATAAGATTATAGTTACATTCTATGATGATCGTGAAGTTGTATACAGCCGGGATCTCGAAACTACAACAGATGTTAAATCTCTAAGCTCTGCTGTATTTACCCAGGTTATACATAGTGAGTTAATTGATGGGTGTGAAAAACAGGTGGATTTTCTATTACACAGAGATGATGGTATTTCAGATTTATATACTGTCGCGTTTAAAATGTATAAGAGTATATTAAGCGACTATGTTGATATTAATCTCGTAAAGTCGGATTTTTTTGAAGTCGATAGTAACGGTAACAACGGTGATACGTTATTACTAACTTTTGAAGCGGATAATCCTGAATTAGTTGGATTAAATTATCTCAATTTGGATTCAAATGATTATAACTATTTTGGATCAACTGAAAATACTAATACTAGTTCTTGCTCTACAGTAGTAGATTTTGTCGCGAAAGACGAGATCGCTATTATAGAAGCATATCGGAGTCATAGTTTAATAGATGTATCTGCCGCTGGCTGTCTTGATAGTAAGTTTAATTTAAAATACAGGACTAGAACAGGTATAGGTACAGCAAATTTACCAGGACTAGGTTGGGTAGAACCTGCAATAATGAATTCGCAATTCATGCATGTAACAGGTTTCCTTCAATGGCATTCTAATGACGATTCATCTATTAAAGATATAAATATTCCTATTATAGATATTTACGGATCTAATCTTGAAAATCCTTATAGTGTTTATTTAAATAATGTATGTACTGGTGTAGGTACCAGCTTAATGCCTGTAAGTGGTGGATACTTTTTTGTAGATCTGTATGGCCTTGCAGGATGTGAAACTGTTAATATAGGTACAAGCACTCTCACGGCTTATATAAGTTATAACGAATTTCAAGCATAAATAATTATATGGCGCTAGAAGACGAGATTATTAATATAGAAGATTTAGATATAGCTACTGAAATTAAGATAGGTGATTATGTTCTATTAGAGACGACTAATGGAACGAAATTATTGGATTTTAAGGATTTTGTTATTGGAGTAGACAATATAACATTTTTTGACCGAATATCTGGTTCATACTTACAGGTCTCAGATATATCTGCAATAAGCGCTAAGACTCTTAATAACGAAACATTACTCTCGAGTATAAGCGGTGTAAACACTGATATTAATGAGATTAGAACTAGAATTGGCTCTGTCGAGGCCTCTTTTGTTAATTTAGTAGAAAATATTAATACAGATGCCATTAATGCATCAGATATAACTAGTTTTATAAATGGTACAATAGGGTTCACAGTATCTAATACTGCTAACCGGATTTTGAGTCATAGTAGAGGTTTTCTTAAATTTGAAGAGTTTGTGTTTTCTGGTACTGCCTTAGCTAAATCTAGTACTGGGGATATCAATTTATCAGCTGAACCAGATGATGCAAAGGGCTTTTTCTACAAGGCAAAAGGTTCATATGGTATGCTGTTTAATGGAACTATAAATACTCAAGCTCAAGCTCGTAGTAATTTTCTTTTACAGCTCAGAAAAAATGGTAAACCCATCGCCGAGTACACCGCTAGTAGTACAACCGCGGATGGTAATACAAAACAAAGTAATAATTATAACTTTTCTTTATATTTGAATTTAGTAGCTAATGACGTGATTTCTTTAGCGTTTACTAACCCAGATGTAACTTTAAAAAACTCTATATTCTCTGGTATTAAGATTTAACAATGAAAGTACATACTCTAGAGCCAAAGATAGTTAAGCCAGTCAAGCTGAAACATCCTACAGATCGTACTCTTAAATACAAAGGGGAACTAGAGAACTTTAATTTCGGTCTTCATATACAAAACTATAATGTTTTAGAAAACTTAAAGGATAGACAAACTAATTATAATACTGCTTATTACTTATCTGACTTATATAGCTTAAGTTCTATAATAGAACTAGATACCCCTTACACAATATCAAGCGATGCAGCATTTACAACATATTTAAAAAATGGTAGTAATTATGCTAAGGTAGAATCAGCGACATCTGAATTTACATACGATAGTAATTTCAATACACTATCTTCAAAATATTTCTTTACACTTAATATAAGCACTAATAGATATCTATATATAACAAAAGAAATAAATGATAGTACTTATTATGCTTTTTGCTCAGCTGAGCTGATTGAATTATCTGCATCAGTACCTGGTTTGAGCTCTCACTTATTTGAATATGTAGTTGAAGATAATCAACTCAAACTTTTTCCCTATAAAGATATAGTTAACCCTTCTAACAGATATCAAGTTATATTTTCTAACGTATTAGAGCTTACCAGTACTACTGCAGGTAATACTGTTAGTTCTGTTATTGATATAAACAGAAATACACTTACAAAACTAAAAGGTAATCTTAATAATACATTTAGTTTCTATCTTTCAAGTTTTAATAAAGATAACGTAGGGTTAAATCTTAATACAACAACTAATATTGTTAGTAATAACTACTTAGGTTTTGCTAGCAATTACACTCTTGATTATTGGTCTGCAGAAGATAATGGTAATAGTACTGTAGCTTTTAATATTTTACCTCTAAAGAATCAAGCTACAGTAGAGGAATATTACTCCCCAAGTAATCATTATAACTCTCAACCAGATAATTTAAATAGAGTATACGAAAAAGTATTTGCAGGTAATAATCAAACTCAAGGATATGATAAAGTATTTTTATCTTATAATATAGGTACCAAAGATATTCCTTTTCCACCTTCTAAGTTAACTTACTTCACTACCCCATCGAGTATTTCTCCATATACAAAACTAAATGTAAATGACTCTAAAATCGATAATCTCGGAGCAATACCAGGAAGCAATCCTTTAGTATCAGATAAAATATTCAAACGTAGGATCGATTTTAAATCTAATAATTTTAGTGACGATGTTAATGCAACATATCTATGTAGCTGGTTATCAGGTAATGAAGATGGTGGAAAATTATGGGTAGATAGGTATTATAACCCAGAAGCGAAAAGCTTTAATGAAGCAATCTCAGGTACATCATTCTACAATACAGTAACTTCTGCAAGCGCGCAATCAACATACGTATTTGATATTAGCTCTAGATTAACTTTTCAAAAAAATAATGATTATGCGTACTATCATATCGGAGAGCTTGATTACTATAATCATATACAGTCCTTGAATAAATTCAGATTGTCTGATAATATGGAAGTATTATCTGAAAAGGGATCTATAGCAACATATAATAATGTAAAAAATGATATAGAATTAGATCTCAACGGAGATAGATTCGGTAAGTTTAGAACCGATCATAAAGGAGATACATCATTTACTTTTTGGTTGAGCGCGAAAGATTTTTCTCTGCCTTTAGGATATAAGATTCTTGGTAATTTCTTCGAAGAGGGTATTGGTGTTTTCAATACTGATTTTGTAACTCCAAATATTTATATACCTGTAGGTCATAAATTATTATTACTTAATAATGACTTAGAGATTTATGATGAGATTGAAATTCTCGAAGGTAATACACCTGTCAATATTAAAAGTGTATCGCGTAAAGATAATTTCAGTGAGTTTTATATATTAGGAGAAAATAATGTTATTTACATATACAATAGTAATCCTAATCTTGTAAGTAAAATTACAGAGTTATCGAGTTATTCAAGTATTGTTATTGATGATACTGATGTAACTAAAGATAGATTTTATGTTGGTTTAAATCCAGCTGGTAAGTCAGGTTATTTCTATTACGACTCATCTGATAATTCTACTCATTTGAAACGATCTGTGAGTGCAGATACTATAGGAGATAAGAATAAAATTTATGTTAACCCAGTTAACAATAATATATCATTTTATAGGGCGGATGGTGATATTGATACTGGCAACGAACTCGCTGTAAATAGCAAAAGAGAAGCGTTTACTATTAGACAAAAATCTCCAACACAAAAACCTATACCTTATAACTTAATATATAAAAATAGATTTCAAAACAATAATACAAATACAATACAAGTTACAGGTGGTAATGTTGAGTCATTTATTACTAACGTTATAGTAGATGATGAGGATTATGTCATAACCCTTCATGATAAGAATCGAATATCAAAGCTTAAATCAACTAGAGAATTAGTTTCATTCAAAGATCTAACATTCTTGGATAGTAATACTACTAAATATATCGATATTATATTAGACTTTGAAGGAAGTGATTATGTTAAATATTATCTTATAATAGAAAAATTTTCTAACAAAACATTATTACATAAGTTAGATAGAAACTTTAATCTTGTAAAAACAAAAAGCCTAGGTAAAAGATTAGTTAATAATCTCAATTTAACCAAATCTGTTACTAGTTATTATTTCTTAAAGAAATACAATGCTTGTAAAAATAAGTTAAAAGTGGTTCTCAAAGTAAAACCTAAGTTTACTAAGACAGGTGCATTCAAGAAAACAGAAGCTGTTATTGTATACGATATTTCCCAGCTCAAATCCGGGTATAATCACTTTGCAGTTAATATTAGCTTGAAAAAAGGCTGGATGGATTTATACATAAATGGTTACAAGTATGAGAGAAGAACTTTCTCTCCTGGTACATTTCTATTAGATAACCCACTAGGCTCTGGGATGTTTATAGGAGCGTTGAGTACTCCATACTATTTAACACTCTCAAGTAGATTACAACAATCAGGCAAATACTTCTTACATAATGCTAAGATAAAGGGGTTTAATATGTATAATAGAATATTAGACTTTTATGAGATAAGATCTCATTACAATTATCATGGAATTAATAAAGACGTTGTATGGTCATTTCCTATAGGTCAGAGAACTTATTTGGATACTATTGATAGGTTATATAAGTTTAACTTACCAGAGAAAAATACTAATACATATGATATTGAAATAAAAAATCTTAATATTAGTGACGATAATCTTAAGCAAAAAATTAAATCCGAAATACGTAAGGAAATGCCTAAAGTAACTCCTTACTATGATACTCTTAACCAAGTAACAATCCAGCAAGGAGTAACAGGTACGGACCCTATCATCGTCGAAGGCCAAATTGTAAGTAATTAACGACCAGACAAGAAGTGAGATTTTATGTTATTGAGTTCATATAAGAAATCTCTGTAACATTGTACAGTAACAGCATCAGTACCCTCCATGATCAATTGCTGCCCATTATGTTGGTATTTTTCTACGAGAGTCTGGTACTTATTAATAGCTGAGTTTATAGCTTGTAGGGTGAGAGTAGGTTTGGTACGTTCAAATTCACTTACGTT